TTACTTATTCATCAAAACTTGAATCAGTCTTTCTTTCTCACTAAGCAATTGCTTAAGATGTTCTATCTCCTTATTCTGATCTGCCATGATACCAGCAGTGGCATTACCATATACAGAAGCGGCACTTCCATCACCGTTTACAATTGATTGATTTAATTGACAGTCATCATCAAACCAATATGTGATAGGAACTTTAAAGATATTAGAGAATTCTATAATTTGATCAGAGTCAAATTTAGTAGCATTATAATATTGATACACACGCTGCTCTGATTTACCTATCATTTCTCCAAACTCCTTTGCATTAATACCTTTTCTCTTTAGAATTTTCTTTAATTTATTTCCTATTATTTCACTCATAATCAGAGTATTAAAAATTAAAACTAAAATAATGCAAAAGTTTAACTATAAAATAACTATAGCTTATCTATAATATTTTTATATTTGCATTATAAATCTATGAATAAATAATCAATATTAAATATATTATGGAAGAAAAAAAGAAGAAAAAAACAACTGACGGCATGGCATTGCGCACCTATTTACGTAGTCTGCCAGTATGTGAAGCTCCTGAAATGGCTAAAAAGTTAGCTGAAGAATGCAAGGTACCTATTTACACATTTAATAATTGGCGTAGCGGATTGGTTCGAATTCCGGAACTGGCAAAAGATAAAATAGAAGAAATAGCAGGAGTAACAATTTTTAACAGACAATGATCTAATAACAAAAATCATGGTTGACTTCGGGGGAATGCCTGAAAGTGGAGCATACTGTTGTACATGTTTTGTAATGTAATCGAATAAATATGAATATAGAGAAAATCATCTTCAATCTCCTAAGCGCACATAGGTGGGTTAGGTATTGGATACAAAAAGAGATTGTAGGCTTGACAATGCCTGGTGAATACGTTGAGATAAGGAGTTCTTTCTTATCAGATACAGATCTTGCTGATATTTTAGAAGCTGGATTCAAAATTAAAAGCATCTGCTCAAAAAAAATAGATGCAGATGCTTATAATGATGTTCTGTTGATGCGTGAACTTTAAATATAACCAGAACAGATATGAAAGAATCAGATGATAAATACAGCAACCGCATTGCAGATGCTGAACAACTCACGAAAGAGGTACAAGCTATTTATTCAGAAATTAAAGTTTTTGAAGATGCTTATAAAAAACAGATTGCTCCGCTTAAACAAAAAATTGCTCAATTGGAGGAATCTTTTCTGGATAAATGGTTGGTTGATTCAACAGGAAGACCTGTTAGTAAAGGAATGGTGATTGAGAAGAATGGAAAGCGATTTAAGGTTCTTAACCGATATCAACAATGTATATTTCAATATTTAGGTAATGCAAGAGTTTCAGTTTTACCTGAAGGTAAAAAGCGAACTCTTGATATTTTTCCCTCTGAATTAGTTGAATTTACTATTGTAGAATTAGCGTAAAACAAATCAGTAATGAATAAAAAAGAAATATCAATGAAGAAAGGTCAGAAAGTACGCATCCTGCGTACCAATCAGGTAGCAACAATCGTCGAAGTGGAGTTAATTTGTAAAGGTGGCAAAGTACATCGGTACTGCCATCTGAAGGTAGATAACAAACCGGATTTATGGCTGGACTCTTCAGAACTGGGGGGATTGGTGGAAAGGTGCCGGATTACTTTCCATGATGACAGAGGGCAGGAATTATACTTCGATGTGGAGCGTGATTATGGTAAGGAGAATTTGAGCATGACATTGACCGGACGTCCAGAAAACCTCAAAGAGCATCACGGAATCAATATAGTGATGGCCGAAATGTTCCTCGATGGTTTTAAGGCACACCAATCTCATTCTTGATAATCACCACAACATATGACGGAAGAAAATCTTACACCATATATCCCTATCGAAACTTTATTCAAATACCTGCTCAAGGATTACCGTAGGGAGCGGCAGCGCACCATTCATATGGAGGCCCAAGTCAGAAGTCTGTTAAAGCGGAACGCCTATCTTGAGCAGGAAATAGGTAAAGTAAAGCAAAGACTGCTGAAGAAGGTGGAAAGGAGTGAGAGACAGATTGATTACTCGCAGGAAATCAGCCGGCTACACCAGGCTGTTTCCTGCCGGAACAACACGATAGAGCAGCTCAGGAATGAGAATGCCCGACTGAAAAATGAACTCGATACGTATTTGCTGTTTCTCGGTAAGATTTAAGTCCTACCATCCGAACCCGGAAACAGTGTAATTCGTAGCGGCAATATACAGAACTATGTACTTTACTCAAGACGATATAAAACGAATCAAGGAGGCTTCCAAAGGCAGGCTCCTCGATGTTATCGGTGACTTCCACGAACTGCGCAAACGGGGGGCCGAATATAAATGCGAATGCCCTAAATGCCATGGGCAGGAGAAGTTACATATCTCTCCGGCCAAACAGATTTTCAAATGCTTCAGTTGCCCGGATATAAAAGGCAAGGAACCGCTGGACTATCTGCAGAGGGCGGAAGACATGCAATTCCTGGAAGCATGTGATTACCTGGCACGCAAATTCAATGTATTGCTCGATCCGAAGCCGGAGAAAAAGGCTCCCAAAGCCGCCAAAATGAAAAAACGGAGCAAGGAGGCCAAGGGAGAAAACGTAGATACATTCTGCGCCCGTATGCTTGCCGGCAGCGGGCTGACCTATCAGGACGTAACGGCACATATCTTCAAGAAGGGAGATACACAGAGCATTTTCGAGGCGAAGACTTTCCGTCCGGGAACCGTTGACGAATACGGCAATATCGTTGACGGGGATGATGTCATCATCGAATATTACGACCTGGACGGCATGCCGGTCACTTATACCCGTAAGCTACCGGGGCGTGGCAAGCAGGAGCTCAAAGTGTATTACCGCGTCCGCTGGCAGTTCCCGGATGAACACCGGGACAAGGAAGGGAAACCGTTCAAATACAAGTCTCCTGCCGGCAGCGGTACGCCCATATACATCCCGGAACGCATGAGGCAGATGTACAAGAGGAAAGAACAGTTCCCAAGGCTCTACATCCAGGAAGGGGAAAAGAAAGCGGAAAAGGCATGCAAGCACGGTATCCCCTCCATAGCGGTCAGCGGCATCCAGAACCTGGGACAGAAAGGGGCGTTGCCGGAGGATCTTGTCAAGATAATCACTGTCTGCGGGGTCAAGGAAGTGGCTTTCATTTTTGATGCGGACTGGAATGATCTCTCCAATAATATAAAATTTAATACCCCCGTCGATACACGCCCCCGGTGTTTCTTCTCCGCTGCTCGCAACTTCAAGGAATATATGCGTATGCTGAAGAACCGCGGCATCATGGTGGAAATATTCATTGGCCACATCAACAAGAACGATGAAGGCGACAAGGGACTGGACGACCTCTTGGTCGATAAACTGGCCGGCCATGAAGAGGAACTGGCCGAAGACCTGGAATTTGCCTGCAATGAAAAATCCGGAATGGGAAAGTATGTGGAAGTGTTCAAAATCACCACATGGAATGACCAGAAGCTACGGGAATTATGGAACCTGCACAGCCATGAGAAATTCGCCGAGCAGCACCGCGAGGTCCTGCAGGAGCTTCCGGAATTTATCTTTGGCCGCTATGCCTGGAAGTTTGACGAGAACGGCAAATTGGTATCCGCCCTACCCTATGATGAGGATGAGAAGTTCTGGAATGAGGACTACAAGGAAACGAACGGTAACAGGGTGCCGGTGTTTGAATATGATTATGTGGCCGCCAAGACCTTTTTCCAGAACCGGGGTATCGGCCGTTACCGCCTGCTCGATACCAAACTCTGGACATATATCCATCTGGAGCCACCGGTAGTCCGTACCATTGACGTGGAAGACGCACGCGATTTCATGTTCGCCTTTGCCGAACAGAACTGCAGCCGCTTCGTCAACAACCAGCTGCTCAAGGGAGGCTCGCAATACGTCGGACCGTTCCAGATGTCAAGGCTCGCCTTCATCCAGCCGAACTTCATCTCCCCGTCCCGTGACGAGCAATATTTCTATTTCCGTGACCGTTGCTGGCACATCACCCAGCATGAGGTCAAGGAAGTGGGATATGAAAGCATCACCCACCAGATATGGGATGAACAGCGGAAGAACACCGATGCCAGGTACCTCGGCCACCCCCTCATTGTATTCAGGGAGAAGGACGGCAAGTATGACTACGAACTCTCTCCGGAAGGCAGGAAATGCCACTATCTCCAGTTCCTTATCAATACCAGCAATTTCACCTGGAGAAAGAGGCCGGAAGAGATTGAGGAGAGTGAAATCTTTGAAAACAATCTTCATCTGCTTTCTAAAATGTGCGCCATCGGCTACATGCTGATGGAATGCAAGGACGCGAACGTGACACGTGCCGTTATCGGCATGGACGGCAAGCAGTCGGAAGTCGGTGACAGCAACGGACGCAGCGGCAAGTCACTTGTCGGTGAGCTGATGCGCCAGGTTGTCGATACAGTCTATATATCCGGAAAACGGACGGACATCTTCAACGACAGCTTTATCTGGAATGACATCGACGAACGGACACGCCTGGTATTCATCGACGATGTCATGCTGAACTTCAACTTCGAGTTTCTGTTCCCCAATCTCACCGGAGACTGGACTGTGAACAAAAAGGGGGGCGCACGTATCACTTATCCGTTCGCCAAATCACCCAAAGTATATATCCCCACCAATCATGCCATCCGCGGTACCGGTTCCAGCTATACCGACAGGCAATGGCTGATAGCCTTCTCCGATTTTTATAATGACAAGCACAAGCCCATGGATGATTTCGGGGTACTGTTCTTTTCCGAATGGGACTTCACCCAGTGGAACCTGACCTGGAACATGCTGGCCAACTGCATACAACTCTATCTTAAATTCGGGGTCGTGCAGGCACCGGGCGAACGCCTGCAGCAGCGTAAGCTAAGGCAGGAGATTGGCGAGACCATCATATCCTGGGCGGACGAATACTTCAGCAGCGAAGAGCACTGCCGCCGTACCCCACGCAAGGAGATTTATGACAATTTCTGCAACTATGATCCGCAGCAACGCAAGTACATCACTTCCACCGCCTTCAAGGACAAGATAAAAAAATACTGCGAATGGAAGGGCTGGGTGTTCAACCCACACAAGTATGACGCCAAAAGCGGTCTGCCTCTCTTTTTGGACAAGGACGGAAAACCGGTCATAGATGACAAGTCCGGAGGAGTGGAGTATTTCACCATAGGCAAGACAGCCGGAGAGCAGACGCTCCAAAGTGACCCGCATGAACTACCGGTTGGCAATCCGGACAACAAACTTGCATTCTGATGGGCGAGACACATTCCAGTATCATGGCCAGGCTTATGCCACTCTACGAGATGGCGCCCGAACGTTTCATGGCGTTCTATGATGCGGTGTATCTGATGTGTGTCGATCTGCCGGAAGGCTGCCAGTTCCGTATCTCAGACCGTTGCCGGGAAAAAGACCTGGAACTGTTCCGGGACATCGTGAAGACTCTCATTGCGGAACAGCCTTACGACAAGTATGCAGGACAATTGGAACTGTCGGATGATATGGAGTATGTGCGGCGGACAACCGGCGTTTAACCTTCCGGGAACCGCTTCATCCCGAAATGGAGAAAGGGATAGAATATGCCAATTTATTACGATGTAAAGATACATATTTTCAACGAATTACGCAAACAATCATGCTGAAAAAAGAGCACAAAATATTGGTGGTCGTTTCTCCGGAACCGGCTGAACGCAAGAGACTGTTGAGCCGCCTGGCAGTACGGCTCGGTTTCGCACTCATCCCTTCGGATGCAGCGAAAATCATATCGAACGACATCTACGGCATAGACCTGGCGACGGCCTATTTCGTTTTCTGCAGCAGCTACAATTTCCGTGGAGCCGTACTCACCAACCAGCGCTTGTATGAAATGGCGGCGCGAGGCTTGTGTGTGGCTGTAGGAGTCCGTTCCATTCCCCGTGAATATGAATTCATCTGCAAGGTGTTCTATCCGGAAGATTTTCCGTGATGACATTCCCGGAAAACACAATGCGGAGTATTCTTGAAAGTGCATATTAGGTATTTGTCTGCATCCGGCTGTGCGTGAGTACAGTCGGATGCAGTTTTTTCTTCTGCCCCTTCCCCCCTCCCCCCAACCCGTCATAATAACGATTCGGACAAACGTGCATGGAAGTGGCAGCAGGCATGGGAATTCCCGGAGGGGGTATATTATTCTTTTTTTATTCTTCTTTTTAAAATTGGACTACCTTAAAAAACAGAGAAAAAATCGTGCATTCGTACGGATGTGCGGAATTAAGTACATATCAATCTGATATACAAATATTTATAAGCGTACAAATTCCGCACGAATCGTGCACGAATAGCGCACGAATTGTACTTTTCTTCAAAAAACGGCAAAAAGTACGCAAACGAAAGAATTAGTACGGTTTTGTACGCTTTTTGTGCGATTATAATAACTTGATATTCAATAATATACAGAACAAACCATGTACAAAAGCACTGTCGCACGATTTTTACGCTATATTCGTGCAAGGGCTTGGCTATATTACCGGTATTTTGTATATTTGTGTAAAAATCAATGCTTTAAATGACGAAGAAAGACCGATTTGTTTGCTGGCTCCCTTGCAAGCCTTATGTCAAGCAATTCCTGCTGTACAATTTCAATGCCCCGGACGACACCTGGACCGAAATAGTCAATCTGTCCCCGGACAAGGAGCTGCAGAACGACTTCCTTTCCAGGCTTGCAAAACCCGGACGATACGAGAACAGATACCGGAACCTGGCACGATATACCGCCAACGTGGCGGTGGAGATACGCCGTGATGACTTCTACCGATACGGATGGGCGATGTCGAATACCGAAGTGGTGGCGTTCGGCAGCAAGGTGGAAAGACGGATCAAGCAGATGCTTTTCCTCTATCTCGACACCCATGTCAGTATCGGAATCCCACTCTCAACCGCCATCCGCAACTTTCAAAACAGCTTCGGCTTTGATGACGACACCTGGTCTTATGAGACTATCCGCAGGGAGTATAACCGACATGGATATAGGAAAACGGTGGAGAATACCACGATTTTAGACTTTATTAACCGTATAATTTTGGGGAAGTTGTCCGAATTCGGGACAATTTCCCAGCAGGGAAAAATGGCTTATGAAAGCAATGCATTATGATTTTGAAAACGTCGGAGGATTGTTGCAGGTGATTGCCGTGCCTCCGGCCTCGTTCGTGCAAATCCGTAAGGACTATGCCGCCGGTCTGAACTATCTGGAACTCCGCAACCGGGAGGATATTGTTTCCATACCGGTATATGCCAATGACACCTATTCCTATAATGAAGACAAGGAGGTGAATGACGCGGGGGACTGCTGGAACGTTTCCATTGAAGGGGTGATTCCGAAACTTTCCCCGGCAAACCATCAGCTGATGGAGATGCTGGAGCGTGGCTTGTGGTATGTACTGGCAGTGGACGGCAACGGGGCGGTCCATTGGTGCGGGCAGGAGGACGCACTCATGCTGTTCGCCACAAACAAGACAAGCGGACGTTCCGTGTCGGAACGGAACGGCACCTCATTCACGTTCACCTGCATCCAGGATGAACCGACCGTCTATATTGAAAACATGGAGGAAATATAACCGTACGGCTTCCTTTACTGACACGCAACACTCTTTCAGTCAAACATTTATCTGTCCGCTGACGGTGCCCGATGTCCTTGGGTACCGTTTTTTTTGCGTTTTTCTTTGCGCAAAAATAAGTTTTATGAACGAGACAGTTATCACATTATTCGGAGCGATTGACCGTTACTGGTACAACAAAAACTATCTGAAATACTTCCTTGACAAGGCCAAAGGCCAGCCCGTACGCCTGAAGGTTTCCAGTTATGGCGGTGATGTGGCCGAAGCGGTCGCCATGTCCGCCTTGATGACCGAGCACGGCAATGTGACGGTGGAGTTCATCAGCTTCAACGCTTCGGCGGCCACCATATTGGCGTTCGGCGCCAAGTCCATCGAGATGCACGAGGACGGCATGTGGCTGGCGCATAAATGCAGCCTGGGAGTGGACATCTGGGGCCAGCTCAATGCGGACCAGTTGGAGGACACCATCAAGGAACTGCAGAACAAGAAGAAGAGCGCGGAAGCCATTGACCTGATGATTGCACAGAAGTACATCAACCGTAGCGGCAAAAGCCTGAAGGAGATTATCACCCTGATGGAAGAGGAACGCTGGATGCCTGCCGCCGAAGCCAAGGAATGGGGATTCATAGACAGGATCATTCCCGGTACCCATAAAAAGCCGCAGGTGACCAATGAAATGACCGACTGCTTCACCGCGCTTGGTCTACCGTTGCCGGCTATCGATTCGGAGGAGAAGCCGGAACCGGAAGGCAAAAACTTGGTCTCCCAGATTATCGACGGAATCAAAGGGCTGTTCCCTACCGGCAACAAGACTGACATTTCTAATTCTTCAAATACAGTTATGCGTAAAGAATTTACTTTCATCAACCAGATCCTCAACAGCGAAGGCATTGAGGAAAAAGACGGCAAGATGTTGCTTACCGTAGAGAATCTGCAGGCCATCAATGACGCCGTCAAGGCCGCCAACGAAGCGAAAGCCAAAGCGGAGAATGACCTGGCTGTCGCCAACACTGCCAAGGAGACCGCCGAAAACAGTCTGACGGCAGTCGTGAATGACCTTGACAGCCTGAGTGACAGCATCAAGAATGCCGCCGACAACAAGGCCAAGGTACAAGTTATCCGTGACATTGTCGCCAAGATACCCGGAACGGGTACCGACAGCCACCGGGAAGCGAACGAAGACAACAAGTTTGCGGACATCGCCACAGACCCGATCAACAGTTTTGAGAATGAGTAACACCTAAACTATTCTATTATGGATTTTAAAGCACCTATTGACATTACCGCCGTTCTGACCGCGGTAAAAAAGCACAAGGACATCCTGAAGGCGGTCGACAAGCTCGACGCCTCGGAGGTGTTGAGACATTTCACTCCGGTACCGGGCATTACCGACTCCCTTGAACTGGGCAAGGTGGAGGGCGGAAGCATCTCCGGCAAGTACACCGGCAAGTTCACTGCCGGAAAGTATCTGGGCAAGATTGTTCCCCGACGTCTGGTTGTGCGTCCCGTTGTAATGGAGATGTCCGACGAGCCTGAGCGCTACCGACGTACCTACATCGCCGAGGTTCCCGGTACACTCCGCAAGGAACACCCGTTCGAGCTGTGGCTGATCAACCACGGGCACGAACTGGCATCCAATGACCTGCTGTTTGCCATTTTCACGGCAAAATACAGTGCGGATGAAGAAAAGACGGACATTCAGGACTCTTTCGACGGTATCGGTACCATTATCACCGAAGGCGAAGCTGTCGGGGACATCTCCAGTTCCGAGGGCAACGTTTATGCGACCGGTGAACTGTCCCGTGCCGATATCGGGGAGAAGCTGTTGGAAATGTGGCGCCACATGCCACGTACTTTCAAGCGCAAGAAGAACATCAAGATGTTCATTTCCGACGATCTGGGCGACATGTACGATGACTGGCGCAAGGACGAAGGCACCATTGTCATCGGACTCAAGGAGGACACTTCCGACACGCAGCACCTGCTTGGTTCCAACAACCGTTGCGAGCTGGTGCGCGTTCCGAACCTTCCCGACGGCAGCCAGTTCGTCATGCTGACCACCAAGGAGAACGTATGCTACGGCTTTGACAAGGAGAGCGACTTCAAGTCCATCAAGCCGTTCATGTCCGGCAACCCCTATACCTTCGACGCTGCGGGCAAGTATGTGATCGGCTTCCAGTTCGTGTCTGTGCACAAGTCCGAGTTCTGCGTCAACGACCGTCCGGTAGATCCGGAAGGGACCAATCCGTTCGGATACATTGAAGTGACAATTACACCGGATGAAGCGGTCAACAACGGCGGTAAATGGCGCATCCAGGGCGAGGAAGCCTGGCGTGAGTCCGGTACATATGTGGCAGTTCCCGGTGGAAAGGAATATACCGTCGAATTCCTGGAAGCTGCCGGATACACCACTCCTGCCGTGCAGAAGAAGACGCCCGCTGCAGGCAAAGTGGAGAAGGTGACGGGCACCTATGTTGTTAAATCCGTATAAACCCTACGACTATGGCAGAAGTAGACCCTAAATTATGTATTGCCCTTGATGACATCAACGAGGCAATGGACTGCGAGAACCAGGACAACATGGGCGGTATCATACCGTCCGTCATCTTCGGTTATCATGCGGATGTGGCCACATGGCCGGACTATCCGAAAAAGAAGGAATCCCCTCTTTCTCTTGAAGAAGCCGGCACATTGGTCGGTGACCTGGTCATGAAGGAAAATTGTCGTGCATACAAGATGGATTTCACCGACGAGCTGGCCGAATTCAAGATTACCGACCAGGGAGAAAGCGGTGGGGAATCGTTCCTGATGGACCTGAATATCATTTCGGCCAAGATGCGGAAGAAGATATTCGGGTTCGAGAATGCGACCAAAGGGCGCAAGATGTTCTTTATCGTGACCGACAACAACGGCACGAACTACCTAATGGGTGACAAGCGGCGCGGTGCGCTCCGTGCATCGGGTGACGGCGCCACTACCGGAGCAAGCTCCACTGCCCGCAACCAGAACACCCTCCACTACACCTTTACCGCACCGCGCAAATGTGTGTATGAGGGAGACACGGAGGACATCCTGACTGTAAAAGCCGCATCAGAAGATCCATAAGACTTTTTTGTTCATGATTGGTTGTTCATGTCCGTCTCTCGCTCTCACGCAGGGGCGGACATTTTGTTTTGTCCTATTCCGGCAACAAAAATCGCAATAGCTTTGCGTATCATCAAAAAACAACGTACATACAATGTCAAAGATTACACAGAACTACATCGAGGCGCGCAGGGACGGCATCAAGTGGCTGAACTCGCAGAAACGTGATTACAGCACCGGTGTGAATATCCTGACCCGTTCTGGATATAAGGGGTTTGTCGCCGCACGTCTGGCACGCCAGGGCGAAAAGCCGCATACCCGCGAGAAGCTGGAATACGAGATCCGGCAGATGATCAAGGTGTGGTACCATCCGGATGATCCGCGCTTTGAGGATGTGGACCTGGCAGATGATGCAATGCCGGGCAATGACGGGCGTTCCGAGACGGTTCCCGAAGAGACGGCTGCCGCCATTGTCGCCGTTGCGGAGAGGGAATTGGCGCGTGAGGCGGACGAACAGCCCGCCTATCCTCCGGTGATGGCCAAAATCATCTATGATTTCCGGGAATGCTACAACGAACGTTCACTCCAGCACCGGATGCTTGCCGGACTGGGTGAGACAAACACGCAGGCTGTATGCACGCAGCGCAAGGATATTGTCGCCCGTATAGCCTTTCTCTCCAACCGCATGACACTGCTGGCTGCCATCAAAAGACAGTTCGAGCAGGACAGGGAACTGCCGACTGAAGAACAGCTGGACGAACTCTACAAAAAAACGGATACCCCCGAAGAAAATCCGGAAAAGGAAGAGGACGAGACCGACATCAGTTCCCTATCCGTGGAAGAACTGAAGAAAGCGAAATCCAATGCCAAGAGCAAGATTACCAAGGCAAGGAACATGCTGCTGTACTCTTCGGAAAGCAAGCCCAAGGACGGCAAGGAGAATCCCCTTCCCGACTGCCCCAAACGCGTGAAATACGAGAAGAAGGTGGCTGTCCAGGAAGCACTGGTGGAAAGGATAGAATATCGTTTGGCAGAACTGCAATAGGTTAGGTTATGCTGGTCTGTTGCAGCGAAATTGAGAATAAGATGATGCCGGTGGATGATGCAGTAAGTCCTATGCAGGGAGACCGATACCCGACAGGCTACATCCACCGAACGGATGCGGCAGCCTCCGGCCACGACCTGGCTGCGGAGAAGCTGCTGCATCCGGACGCCATGGGGGTGCTGGTACCCGGCAGGGACAAGCATTTCTACTCTTCAGGGGCGTTCAACCTGATACAGTTGATTTTCTATATTCTTAAACAGACAGGGCCGGCACACCTGCTGCTTACTACCTATTCCATCTCCATGGACAGCATTGCGGCGATTCACCGGAAAGTGGAAACGGGCGAGCTGTTGTCAGTGCGGTTCCTGATAGACAACCGGGTGCGCAGCATATCACCCAAACCGTTCGATTATCTGGTGACCACGTTCCCGGACTGCTACCGTTGCCTCGCGCTTCATGCGAAGGTGGCGCTGCTGTATAACGAGGACTGGAAGATTACCGTAGTGGGCAGCCAGAACGCCACGCACAACCCGAAGCTGGAACGTGGAATCATCCATACCGGCAGAGATATTTTTGATTTTGACTTTAAAATGCTGAATGATGAATTTGACTCAGGAACAACGTGAGGAGATAGAGAAGATGGCCTATCGTTTGATCCCTCCGGGGCTGATAGCCATCAATATAGGTGCCGATGAGACGGACTTTCTCGCGGAACTCCGCACACCGGGCACCGAAGTCCGGACCGCCTTCTACCGGGGGCATCTTCGCCAGACGGTTGAACTCCGGGAGTCACTCATCAAGTCGGCCGTCAATGGCAGCAACCCGGCACAGCAGGAGCTTATCAAGTTCATCAAATCGCAACAGCAGTATCTTGAGTATGAATAACAACCGTCTGACGGCATCCAAAAGCAAGGCCGCACTGGAGGAGCAATCCTACGACCTTATACAGCAGCACATCATCGACCCGGAGAACAGTCCGCTGCCGGAGCATCTGCGTGTGCAGTGCAACCGGGTGCTGCAGATAGCACGTCTTTTGGATGACTATCCGAACGAGAGCCACATCATCAACATCATGCTGGCAAAATACCGTATCTCGCGTACCCAGATAAGGAAGGACATCGCCCTGGCAAAAGAGCTGTTCAAGACACAGCACCAGTTCGATTGGGACTTCTGGTATGCCTGGATGATCAAGGACCAGATTCAGCTTATCCGGGATTGCAAGCTCAAAGGTGATCTCAAGCAATGGAACAACGCCAAGAAAGTGCTGCATCAGATGATTGGTGAGAAGCCGGCTTCCGTCGAGGACCCGCGACGCATGGAGAAGAATGTATTCTACATCCAGATCAATAGTATGGGGCAAAAGGTGGATATTCCCCTGAATGCCATCCGCAACCTTTCCCAGGAAGAGCAGAAGATTCTGGTGGATTCGATGTACACGCCTATCGACGACGCACAAGCGGAAGAAATAATGAACTCATAACAGATTACCCATGAAAAAATTGACAAACAAACGACTCATCTCTTACTTGGTTGACCATAAGCACATTGATATGGTATCGGTCAGCAAGACACAGATTGTCTGTACCGTATCTGCCAGGTTCAGGCCGGAAGAGGTGCCGCAGCTGCTGGCTGATACCGGACAGGACATGCCCCGCATGACCTCCTCCGAAGGTGTGAACTACATTGTTTTCCCACGATATTGATACGGCAGGACAATGGACGAAAACGTCTGGGAAGAGGTCATACAGGTCAATCCGGCGCAGGCGGCATTCCTCGTGATGCCGTACAAGAACGGATATGTCATCTACTCGCGTGCCACGGGTAAATCATTCATTACCGGTGCCGTGATAGATGACAACATCCGGCTCATGCCGCGAGGGATTACTACGCTCACCCAGGCCACCATTGGGCAGGCGTTGACTAAAACCCTGCCTTCAGCGTTCAAGATGCTGGAGATGCTCGGTTATAAGCAGTGGGACCCGGTCAGCAAGACCGGTGACTATGTGGTGTGTCGCCGTCCCATCGAGGGATGGTACAAGCCATACGAGCACATCATGTCATTCGAGTACGGCATCAGCTTCAGCAACGGGCATATGCTCTACATACTTACCCAGGGCGGCAACAGCCGCGGTCCGAATGCGGACTACAACATCACCGATGAAGCGCTGACGCTCGACAAGGAGAAGTTCGACCAGGAGGCGGCGCCGACCAACCGGGGTAATGAACACATCTTTGGCCGCAAGTCCGGGAATCCCGTTCTGAAGCATCACGGCAACACCTTCCTCTCCTCCATGCCTTACACGCCTGAACAGAAATGGTTGCTTGAACCGGCCAAGTATTATGAAGAAGAACGCGGCATCCGGCTGTTTGATGTCTGGAACAGGATTGTGCGGTTACAGATGCAGCTCATTGATGCAAGGATTGCGAATGATGCGGGACTGTTCAAGGAGATCTGGAACGAGACCGTCCGTCTCAGGCAAAGTATCACGCCGTTCGTTTCACGTGACGGCACGCTCTTTATCCTTGGCTCCATCTTCGACAACATCGCCAATGTGGGCATGAACTATATCCTGAACCAGTACAAGGTGATGGATAAGCTTTCCTTCATGATAGAGATCCTGAACTTCATGGTGGATAAGATTGATAGCTGCTACTACCAGTTGGATGAACGCCATATCTATTACAATGCGACCAATGACGACTATATCCGTGACTTTGCCGAAGATCATAACTACAACTGGCAGCAGCTTGCCAATAACGATGACAGCCGACGTGACCTGGACTGCAATCCCAACCAGCCGATAGAGCTGACACCCGACTGGGGTAGTGCCGCCTCATTCCTGGAAGTGGCGCAGGAGCGCAACTATGACTTCGTGACGAAGCTGCTGACACGTGAGCCGGTAGACAACAACATCAACGAGTTCTTTGTCAAACGTGATGAAGAGGATGATACCATGGTGAACGCGCTGATGGACAAGTTCTGCCACTACTACCGTAACCATATCAACAAGCACCTGCATTATTACCGTGACCGTTACGGGGATGCACGCCGTGCCAACAACAAGAAGTCCTACAACGAGCTTGCCATCGAGCGCTTGGAGAAGCACGGGTGGACGGTGGAACAGCACACCCATGCGGGCATGGAGCCGCCGCAGCATGACAAGTACCTGCTCTGGGCTTCCATCCTGGCAGAGAAAGACGAACGGTTCCCGAAGAAGCGTTTCAACGGCTCGAAATGCAAATATACACTCATCTCCATGAACAATACGCGTGTCATCGAGGACCGCGAGGGGCGTTTTGCCAAGGATAAGCGCAGCGAGCGTAACCAGTCCATCCTTCCGGAAGAAGCCACCCACTTCGGTGATGCGGTGGATAAGCGTGTATGGACGAAGTACGGGCACCTACTCAGGCAGGCATACGGATTCGTGGACGCACGTATCTGATTCACCTCATACACATACATCCGCAATCACAATCGCAATGCTTATGGCAGGACTCGCAACGTCCGCAATGGGAATCGCTGCACTTTAGGACAGAACGCCGTGTGCAGGACTGGCCGAGGGGCATCCTCCTTGTCATATTTCCTTGTTTCTTGCGCTTTTGGTTGCGTTTTTGGATAGGGCGCGGTCGGCAGAAACTTCCGTTTCTGTTTCCATTCGGATGGAAAGCGGGGTATTCTGTATTCATTATCAAAGAAGTATATTTATTATAACATTCATTAACAAAGAGCACGGCGCGCGCAAAATCCGTACTGAAGGAACAGGCAGGCAAATCTATTTCCTCCAGTACGGATTTTGCGCGTCTCAGCGGTAAGTAGCGGCAGCTACTTGCGTTTGTCCGCATCCATGCAGGTAGACCCGGTCTTTTCCGTTTCAATAGCTAAGGTAGAGACCGTAGAGCGGTATAGTCTTCAACTATGTATTTTCAGGCTGTTTCCTTTTCTGATTGTCGCCCTTCATTTCTGTCCCCTATCACCACGCAATTTCGCTTTTTTGTGCTGCAAAGGTAAATGTTGACGTCACTGGCTCAAGTTCGGGCTGGCATTTCCGAAAAAATCTCCACCCTTCGGGTAGTATTCAGGCCGTTCCGGTTTTCTGAAAAACTTGCTCTTGCTCCTTACAACACCTTTTGATGCAGCGTAAAAAAGGCGAAACATACCGCGTAGCGACAGGCGACGCAGAAAAAAAAAGCTCCAATCAGGGAAACAGCCAAATTTGAAAAGGCTCACACCCGGAAGCTCAAGGTTCAACATAAAAATTGCAGCATTATGAAAACATTCACTTACAAACAAGCTATCGAGGTCTTGAACAAATATTTTAAGGGGTACAGAATATTAAAGAAATTTGACGGGATTAGGGAGTTGAGCATTCTTTTTCGGGATATGAACGGGAAGAAGTGGGAATTGCTTTCAACGGCTGACCCGTACTTTCAGACGGTGGAGGATTATGTGATTATAGAGGCGTAATATTTTAATACATAACATATTAATACATAGAATCATGAAAAAGGAAAGAGACGAAAAGAAAGAACGTGAAGCACGTTTGCTGAAAAGGCAGCAGTTAAAAACATTGTCGCAGTCGTTGGTCGCTCGCAGAAATTTGGGCGAATATATGGGTAACGAGGATGACACGGTAAACGGTCTGTTGCGGTTTTACTATGCCTGCAAGGGGTATACCAACCTAAAGACTTTCAAGGAGTGGAAAGATGCTGGCTACACCGTCCGCAAGGGAGAAAAAGCCCTGCTTATATGGGGAATGCCCATCACATCGAAAGCGGAAAAGCAGCGCATTGAGGAACTGAAAAAACAAGGCCGGGAAGAGGAAGCGAAAGAGGACTTTTTTCCCTTATGCTATCTCTTTGCCGAAAGCCAGGTACACAAGTTAGAGAAGTAGGTTAACCAACTATTTATAAATCATTAATTATTAACTTTTTAAAATTTACAACAATGGAAAAAGAAGTAAAAACAATCGGTCAGGAAGTAACTAAAGCAGTAGAAACCATGAAAGAGGCAGGAAAGCAGGGAAAGCAGCCCCAACAGCAACAAGAAAAAGCGGAAAAGCCCGATACCCCCAAGGGTAAGGGGAAGACCCCTAAAAAGGACGAGGCTGCCAAATTGCAGGAGGAAATCAACCGCAAAACGAAAGAGCTGGAAAAATGTTTGGCCGAGCTGGAACGGAAGAAAGAGATTTCCCGTAACCGTAGCGCATTCATCAACGCTATGGATAAGCTGGATGAAGCGGCAGGAAAGCTGCAAGAGGACAACTCTTTTGAAACGACCCTCTATAAATTGCGGTTTGCGGACGCTTCGGGCTATGGCAGTAATAGCGACATCTTTACCATTTCTAACCGTTATTTGCTGGAAGAGTTCATAAAGTTTATGAAGAAAAAAATACAGTCGAAAATCGAAGAACTGGAGCAGCTTCTAATCAGTGAATAACAAACAGAATAGCCCACTTTCGGGTGGGCTACCTAATAAAAAACGGATATTATGGATACTTTATTTGATAGCCCATGCCGCTACATGAGCGACAGTGAACTTTTGTACGAAATCAGCAACAACAGACAGATTGTTTCGGACATCGAACGTAGCAACGAAGTGATAGACCTTGAAAAATTGTTTTCCTCTTTGACTCCTGGACGCAGGAGGGTAGCCGTGGCAGCCGTGGAGATATACAAGAGGCAACAGTCGCAGCAGGTGGAACGCAGGGAGATATTCGGGAGTGCAGACATATACAAACTGATGGGGCCGTTGATAGGAGATTTGCCGAATGAGGAGTTTTGGGTCATATCTCTCAATCAATCTGCCAAGCTCATCAAGAAAGTACGCATATCGGTAGGCGGCATAACCCAGACTTCAGCGGATATAAGGCTGATTATGCGAGTGTTGATTGATACGGGGGCTACGCAGTTTGCAGCGGTGCATAACCATCCGAGTGGCAACATCCGACCGAGCAATGAGGACAAGAGACTGACGGAGCAGCTTAAAAAGGCGGCAGGGTTATTAAATATTAGGATGATAGACCATGTGATTATAACGAATGGTGGATATTACAGTTTTGGCGATGAGGGGCTGATTTGACGGATGGGTGCAGGGCGCACCCATTCCGTTTGCTCGCACGCTCGCAAACGGAATGGGACCCGAAAAGCGGAATGACTGGTCGTGTTACCGTTCCTTCAACCACGGAGGGGCTTTTTTTGTCCTATGAGAGCGGATGGTTGGCTTCTATCTTTGTGACAAAAAAAGAGATATGATACGCTTTTTCACAAGATTCGTCGCCACCTATGGGTATGATTCACCGAAGGAGTTCTTTCTTTCGGTAGCTCCGAGCTTCAAGTACAACCTGCAATTTCCGGCCATCTCCTTCAGCGCCGTCACTGCCGTAGTCAGCGAATGGATAGGCATTACACCGTTCCTGGCCATGGCCATGCTCGTCGCCATTGTCTCAGAGATGTGGACGGGCATCCGGGCAAGCAAGGTCCAGGGAATAGGATTTGAAAGCTTCCGTTTCTCACGCTGCATCATCAAGCTGTGTATCTGGCTGACCGTCATCTATATCACCCACTCGTTCTATCTGGAGAGCAAGGCCGGAGCGGAAGAAAGCTTTGTCATGCTGCTGGCCACCCTATTCTTCTCCATTGTCAAGGTGTTCGTCATGACCTGGTTCTGCGTCGAGCACGTGACAAGCATACTGGAGAACCTGGCAGTCATCGACGGCAAGCCGAAAGATGCGCTGATCAAGCAGGTGGGAATATTGTGGGTGACAGTCACGGATAAATTCAGAAGAAAGGCCGATGAAACGGAAGGTTAGCCATATGTTGCTTTGTGCGGTTATCGCATTTCTTTCCGGCTGGGCCGGCCACTGGCTGGGTTCCCGGAAACGGAGCATTGTCCGCGTACCGGAAACGGTGGTCAAGCATGATACAATACGCCCTGCCATTCCGGAAGCGGAGGTGATTATCCGTGAGGTACCCACAGAAGTGGATACGGCGGCTATACTGACCGACTATTTCTCGGAGAAGCATTATCTTAATACAATTATTGAACGCCCTTACCTGAAAGTGGAGCTGACCGACGTGATATCCCACAATTCATTACTTGACCGCACGGTAGTGGTGGACTACCAGCAACCGATCGTCTGCAACAACGCGCTGGTGGTGGGAATGGATGCGGGACGTTACGGATGTGTACTGTCCGCAGGGTACCGGCGTAAGTCCTGGGAGTTCAGGGCGGGTTATGACTTGTACAACAGGTCGCTGGTGTTGGGAGTATCTAAAGACTTATGGAGATGGTGACAAATCTTGTAAATGACTCATATGTGTTTTCCTCTGACATGCAGGACATCCGCATTGCGGACGTGCATGACAAACTGAGCCTCAGGATAGAGGTTGACGGGCAGGAGGCACTGTCCGAAATTTATTATCCGGACCACAGCAACACAGTCATCATTTGCGACCCCGGAGACATTATCAATGAGTATTTTGTACGTCCTGAGCTCAACGGTGGGGATGACCGTGTGGCCTTGCCGCCCATGGAGGTACGGCTGGAACTCTCGGACAGCGAATCCACCGAAAACTATACCCTGCATGTATTTTACTCAAGGTATCATGTGTCTTTTGATCCGCAGACGGACTTTATCTTCTACTCCCGATATAAAATCAAGCATATCAGGCAGAACAGCATTGACTATCTCTCCTTTTTCGTCTCGGCCAGGACAGAGGTATTTATAGACATCATATACATGGAGTCCGGCTCCAGCATCAAGAAAACCGTAAAGCTCGAATTGTCCGGCACAGACCGCATGACGGCATATAACATGAGTCCGGTAAAGATAAGCCGGCTCTCAGGCGTCCAATGCGACAATATCATATCGTATGACGCACGCATCACCAACGGTACATTGACAGACCTTGTAAGGTATGTCCTTGACCGGCAGAACCACCGGGAAATGCACCAGTTCCTCTACTATAACGTGTTCGGACTCCCGGAATCGATTTCATTTTCCGGACTGGTACAGCACAGTCCGGAACTGGAGGGGGATATTGCGGACCTGACGAAACAGAAACGGAGGTTCAGCCCTTTCTTCAACGATTTACGCACTGTCAATACCGGCTATCTGAACGAAAACAAATACAAGGCATTGGTGGACATGCTGACTTCTCCGGTACAGCGATGGTATGACACGCCATCGCTTCCGATGGAGATCATCATCACGGACATTGACTTTACCCATACCAAGATGGGAAACCAGCGGGTGAACGTGAACCTCACCTTCTGCCCGGCAAGCAGAAAGCACCAGGTATTTGACCGGTACTCGTTCGGTGGAGGAATATTCGACTACACATTTGACAGAACATTTGAATGATATAACGATATGGAGACAATACGCAGAAACCTGGCTCTGGCCGACATGGATATCCGCACGGACGAACGCGGACGCCGGCGCATCTTTTCGATAAAGTTCGTCAGCAAGGAAGGCAAGGTCTATTTCATGCCCCAGGCCTACGCCTGCGGTGCAGGACGCATGAACATGAAGGAATACCAGCTCCGGGGCGTGCAGCCCTGCGACTGCAAAGGAAATCCGGAAGGACACCCCTACCCTGTGGATATTGACCTGATACTGGAGTATAACAAAAAGAAAATAATATTCTGATGAACATATTGTTTAATTCAAGCGGCATTCCCCTGCTGATGCAGTCCACGTACATATTCGGCGAAACGACGGGGACACCCCAGAACGAAATGAAGGAGCGTACCCGAATCCTGGCGCCATATGACTTGTCGAATGTTTCCTATATAGACATCGACGGAGTGAAGGTGCGTCCATGGGGAGATGAGAATGATTTCCCTCAGAAGGCGGCTGAAGAGATAGGAAACACCAGCGTGCTCAACACCGGACTGAAATTCCTCCGGAATCTGACTCTCGGCCAGGGCATTTATCCATGCACGGTGGCGGGTTACGACAATGGCGGCAACGAGATGCTGAAGCCCGTTACCGATAGCCGGGTACAAGCTTTTATTGCTTCCCGGAATGTGAGGCGCTACATGGAGAAGGTGCTTCGGGATTACCTGAAGTTCGGCAACGGTGCCGTCCAGTTTGTGCCGTCGGCTGCCGGCAATTCTTTTGCAGGGGTCAATCCGGTCAATGCGCTTTACCGCCGCTATTCCGAAGTGGACGAATACGGCGCCTGCAAGTGCATCATTTCCGGATATTGGCCGCAACGTCCGGACAAGGGACAATACACCAGGCTGGATGTGCTCTCCGAATACGACCCGCAGATGCACGCCGAGGTGTTGAAGTTTGCCGGAAAGGTGAAGGACGGTTTCATCATGCCGGTACGCGACAGCTGGAGCAACGACGACCTTTACGGCATGCCCATCTGGTGGCCCGCCTACGTTTGTGGATGGGTGGAGATAGCCCATCTTATCCCCCATTTCCTCAAGAAAGCCTACAAGAACCAGATAACCTGGAAGTGGCATGTACAGATACCGTATTCCTACTGGGAGAAGAAATACCCGTCCAAGGACTATTCTGCCAAGGAGCGTGAGGCGGCCATACAGAAATATATGGACTCTGTGGAGCAGAACCTTTGCGGACCGGACAATGCGGAGAAGCCCATCTTCTCGCATTATGCCGTGAACGAGATGAACGGCAGGATTGAGGAGGAGTGGAAAATCAAGCCGCTGGAGAACAAATACCAGGGCAGTGACAATCTTCCGGTGTCGGCAGCCGCCAACTCGGAAATTCTGTTTGCATTGATGGTGAATCCGAATGTGCTCGGTGCAGGTATGCCCGGTGGCACCTATGCCGGCAACCAGGGCGGTTCCAATATCCGTGAGGCTTTCCTTGTGAACATTGCCAACGCGTGGATTGACCGGCAGAATATCCTGGACCCTATAGAACTCTATATCAAAATGAACGGTATGCCGGAATGCGAGCTGCGTTTCCGCAATACCGTTTTAGTAACCCTCGATACCGGCAGCGGTACCAAAAAAACATTGAGCTAATGATATTCAGTGCAAAAAAATGGAACAACGGCAAGGAGCTGAAAGCGGTGATGAAGGTGAACACCGCCATCTCCTTTGACATGATGGAGGCACCGCTTCGGAATGCTTTCCGGCAATACCTTGTACCGTTATTGGGCGATGCGATGGCGGGAGAAGTGGTCGAGATATACGAATTCGGTCCAAATCCGGATGTATTGGAACAGAATACCGAAGGGGCAACCGAACGGGAGAAACTGGACAGCCGCCTGCTGGAGATTTGCAAACGCGCGAACGCGAACCTGGCGTTCTGGAACGATTTCGATGAAATCAGCATGCGTATCACCGATGCGGGATTCCAACGTCAGAAATCCGACAACGGCGAATCATTCCAGCAGGTGTACAAGTACCAGGAAGATAACCTGCGGACATCGTTACGCAACAAGGGGTTCAATGCGCTCGACGAGCTGCTTGAGTTTCTGTATGCCCATATAGCCGAATATCCGGAGTTCGCGTCCTCCCAGGCCTATCAGGACCGTAAATCGGCCATTGTCCGCAGTACCGCGGATGTCAATGACGTCTGTTTTATCAATGGCAGCCGGATTGTTTTCCTTCGCCTGCAGCCGCACCTGAAGTTTGCCGAGGAGATGCTCCTTCAGCCGGCCATCGGTGACAAGCTGTATGAGCATCTGATTGACGGACTGGTAAATCCCCCAGAAGATGAAGAAGCCCGGAAGAGCATGGAGCGGTTGCGCCTTGCCTGCTCCCGCTACATTGTGGCAATGGCGGTCAGACGGCTGCTGATGGAGACGGGTAGCGTCACGGACCGGGGACTGTACTTCACCGCTGTACAGCCGGGTGAGAAGGGCAATGAGGAAAAGAGACCCGTCGATGCGGAGCGTATCGCCGTACAGATTCAGAATCTGAAAACGGATGCGGACATGTACATGACCGTGCTGCTGCGTACGGTACGGAGTTGTTTTGAAAATTTCTATGAGGGTGATCCCAGGCAGATATACGACCGGGACAATGACCATAAGCGCACATTCTGGACATGAGGGAGCTTCGCATTACATACCGTCGTTTGGGTGTCCGTCATGAGATAATCCGTCAGATACCTCAGAAATGGGAGGAACTGACACCGACACAGTTCCTGCTCGTGTCGCGGCTTTATCTTCAGGAAATAGACGAACCATCCTTCCTGAAGGAGTTCTATTCCCTGCCGTCCGGGGTCGGTTCCGACACCTATTACAATTACAAGTTGAGCGAACTGGTGGAGTTCATCAGCGACTGCCGTGTCCGGATGGACCGCTTTATCCTTCCTGCCGTCTCCGGGCTGAAAGCGCCGGGTGACCGCCTGAAGGGAATGTGTTTCGAGCACTTCATGCACGTGGACACGGCTTTCAACCGATATGTCCGTGACGGCAAGGATGCCTCACTGGACACTTTCGTATCAATGCTCTATTTGAAGGACAACGAATATATTGTCCTACCGGCGGGCGGGAAAAACGGCTTATTTAGCAGGCAGAAACCACTGATACTGCAAAAACGGATAATGAAGGTGGCAAAAATTGACAGGCACGTCAAGTATGCCGTATTCCTGAACTACGTTTTTGTCAAGAGGTGGCTTTCAAAGGCTTTTCCTTTCCTCTTTCCGTTGGATGATGAACCGGAACCGGAGGAAAATCGGAAAAGACCAACAGCACCGTCTGTCAACTGGCTCGACATCTTCGACGCTTTTGTCGGTGACGATGTGGCAGTGATGGAGAAATACCAGGCAATGCCGGTGGCAACGGCATTCCGTATATTGAATAAAAGAATCCGTGACGCTCAAAAACAGAAGAAATGACTTTTTCGGAATACATAGAGAAGCTGGCTGAAAGGCATGTCGATATACGACACAAGGAGAATGATGAAGTACACTTCCTCTCATCAGAACGGGAGAAGCATACGGCACTGGACAGCGTACTCCACTATCCGGCAGTGATTGTGGACCGTGGCTCAGGATTCGGTTACGGTGGTAATCCGGGTGCATACCGAAAAGACCGCGATTACCTGCTCTTCATTGTGGAACATGTGTCCGACACCTCCGACTATGAGCAGATAGAGGCTGCCCTTGACAAGTGCGAGCGCATTCTTGATGAGCTACTCAACCAAATTTTGGAAGACAAAAGGATGAAAAGGCTGTGGCTCGCTTTTTCCTTGGAAGATGTAGAAGCGGATTATGTGGTGAACAATGATAACCAGCTCTACGGTGTAGTTGCAGCTGTTAGTCTGTCCGAACCTTATAAAGCTTTGAACTGCCGGAAGGCATTTGTATTATAATATGGCAGATACGATTAACATACTCAAGGAACTTGCCCTACAGGTACGGTACGCTACCCAGGAGAATGAAAATACGGCAGAACGGGTAGGCCGCACGCTGGTCGGAATCTTGAATCTGTTATCCAAATACTCCCCTGAAGAATTGGAGAAGATTTTTCTGAGGAAAGACAAAGAGGACGGCACTCCCTTCCCCATGACCTTCGGAGATTGGGTCAAGTTCGGTGAGTTCATCAGCGGTATTTCCGGAGGGTGTATCGATAAGAATGGCATCCTTGAAATGGAAGAGGGCATATTCCGCAAACGTCTGTTTGTTCCGGAGATTGCCTATAACCGCGTGACCTATTTCAAAGGACGTATGTGTGCCTCTCCCGGAGGTGGATGTACGGTCAAAGAATGGAGCGACAACGGTGACGGCAGCTATACCATAACTCCAGACTTGACGGATGCCGACGGGCTGAGCCAGTTTGTGGATGATATACTTACTACTTACTTCGTCACCAAGAACGCCGAAGGCAAGCTGCAGGGGTTCGAGGAGATGAAGTTCCGGGTGACTTCTGCCGACTATACAGCCAAGACATTCGTCATGACGCCGAAACCGGGTACCGACTGGAAGCCGGGGGATGCGATGGTACTCGCCCAGACGGGTAACTTTACAGACCCGGAACGGCAGACGTACATCCTGATTGATACGGTTAACGGCAACAACTGCATCACTTTCTTCGACCACGCCAATACCTGGGATGTCGAGCCTGCCCAGGAAGTCTCGTGGATTGGCAAGAAGAAAGGTCGTACCGTGCATGGCATTCCTGCAGACAATTATTCGGCTGTTTTTCGCCACGTCATCATGTCCGGCAAGATATTCCAGGTGGATGACATCACCGGTGAGGCTTTCCGGGTGCCATTGTTCAAGGGAACGTGGAAAAAGGGTGAGAAGTATGCCTATTACGATGAGGTGACGCATAACGGCAGCTCCTGGATATGTGTCAATGAGAAAGGCACGTCTACAGAACCGGCAGACGGCAATGCTGATTGGTTGAAATATGCGGCCAAGGGAGAAAGCGGCAAGGGTATCAAGTCTACCGATGTGGAATACGCGATATCGGTGTCGAATGTCATTGCCCCGGTGGACGGTTGGCAGACTACCTCCCCTGAATGGGAAGCCGGCAAGTATATCTGGTCCCGGACGAAGATTGTCTATTCTGATGGCGAAATCAAGTACACCCAAGCGGCTTGTATCAGTGGTGGGCAGGGAGCCGACGGCAAGGGCATCAAGTCCATCACGGAGGAATACTACCTTTCCTCTTCATCGGCCACCACAACCGGAGGCGAGTGGCAGACAGACTCTCCGGCGTGGAAAAACGGCTGGTATATCTGGACCCGGACAAGGATAGTCTTTACTGACGATACTTCCACCACAACGAACGCCATCTGTGTGACTGGCAGCAAGGGTGCAGACGGTACAAGCATCACCAACTGCGGTGAATGGGAAACCGGCAAGCATATACCTTACATGGGTATTACCAAGATGGCCGGACGTGTGTTCCTCTGCATCGCTCCTGGTGGTACCGACAATCCTCCGATGTGGACTCAGACGACCAATGAGGGGCGCCGTATCCTGCAGACCCAGAACGGTGGCAAATCCTACGGTTATACCATTACCGGGGACTTGAATACGGCTGAGTATGAGCTGCTGGTGGAGAACGGCCAGGATGGGCGTGACGGTAGGGATTATGAGTGGATATTCAAACATACGACAGAGAATGTGACGCCTCCTACGCCAGCCACCTTGCAGGTGGATGACTACGTGCCGTCCGGCTGGCATGATGACCCAATTGGTGTCAGCGAGAGCCTGCCATACGAGTGGGCTTGTTGCCGCACGAAGAAGGACGGTGTATGGAGCGCGTTCAGTCCGGCCGCCATCTGGGCCAAGTGGGGCTTTGACGGCGAGTCGGCCATTGTAGCCGATTTCGACAACGAGATGGAAAGCATTGCCTTGACATACGAAGGAAAGACCGTTGCGCAGTCCGTGCTCAATACGACCGTCGGCATGTGGTATGGTACGAAGAAACTACAGCTCAAGTCCATCTCATGCGTGACCCCGGCAGGTGTCACGGAGAGCTACAATGTCAATACGGGTGTGATAGCCTTCACCGTACAGGCCGGTGTCTCAATGCCTGCACGCTCAGAAGTCAGGATAACTGTTACGGCTACTATCCAAGGCACTGATATAAGCCGTGAGCTGGTGTTCACCATTACCGGGGTGCGTGCCGGTAATCCAGGCAGTGATGCGGTACTCTATAGGCTGGTGCCTTCCGTCTCATCGGTAAGCAAGCGGAAGGACGGTACTTACAGCGTGGCAAGCGTGTCATGTACACGCACCAAGTCGGTCGGTGGCAGTACTGCTGTTACGACGGATGGTGTGCTGAAATACAGTAAGGACGGTGGTTCGGAGGTCGAGATACAGAACGGCACGGCCATTTCCCCAAAGAACTTCACGGCGCAGCTGCAATTTGTCTATTACGTGGGTGGGCAGGTCGTGGACCGGGAAACTATACCCATGGTTGTGGATGGCAACGACGGTAATCCTGGAAAACCTGGCGGTGACGGCGAATCCGTCAAGGCTGGCGGTGAGTGGTGCACAGCTAAAACTCCATTCAAAAAGCTCACCATCTGTACGATGGGGAGTCGCTCCTGGCTCTCAAAGGTTGACACTTCGAATCCACCTCTATGGACTCAGACAACTCATGACGGGAGGCGAATCACTCAGACCCAAAACGGCGGCAAGTCCTACGGTTATATTATTACCGAAGAAGTGAACACCGACGAATGGGAACAGCTGACCCAGGATGGCGGCATGGTCTATCTCATCAGTACATGCAGCAATATACGGGTGAGCAGTGCCGGGTCTTTGGTGCCTTCAGCTTTCCGGGTTTATGCCAAACGGACGCTCGGTAGCGCCACATTGACTTATCCGGACGGATATCTGGCCGCACGGGGGTACAGCAACGGGATATGGAGCGCCATCGCAGGGCCTTCGAGGGCTTCCGAGATTACGGTCAACGCTTCTGCAGGGTATTCAACGTTTTCAGTCCGCTGTTATCAGAGCCAGGCGGACGCTTCGGCATGGAATGACAGTTTCATTGCGGAGATATCAGTGGGTGTTAGCTATGACGGAGCAAGCGGACGGGACGCCAGTGAGCCACGCCCACGCGGTTTGTTTGTTAAGGGAAATACATACGTATGGAATGAAGATTACCATGACATCATACTGGCTATATTTAACAACCGTCCCATTCCATTCCGGGTACGGGCATACGGTACGTCGGTCACTGTCGCACCCTCGTCCATTGACGGTGATGCGAATTGGGAGGCGGCACAGCAGTATCAGTTCGTGGCGACTGACATGATGCTTTCCCGCAAGATACGTGCCGATGAAATCTATGTGGATGATTTGGTTGTACAGAACGTATTGGCAAGGGATAAGAATGGAAATGTCACTTGTAGCATTGATGGTGAGACTGGAGAGGTCAATGTTCAAGGAAAAATTACAGCGACAGCGGCATTCATAAAGATACATGGGTTTAGTTCCAATGAAGGCTACTTTTACCTGAACCCCAATTTTGGTTCGGATTTTGGCAATGGGCGTCCCAGCAGAATAGGCCAAAGTGAATACATGCTTCCCAGCTCTGCACAATGTGTGGGTATGAAAATATCCTTGATCATATATAATAATTCTTCAGGGAGCACATATGGCTATGTGTCAGTTGTGACATCGGACGGATTTAATGATATGGAGTTGGTTGACGGTCAATACCATTATTGCAATAAGGCTCATATCACAGAGCCTGGTGTTTATGAATTCATATCATTGGGAGGAGTCTGGATTTCAACCAATAAAAATGGCATTTCGTATTCGTATGCTGATTTGGGTGACCATGATTACGAAAACCCGGTTAATTAACAAACTAATATAAATGGAAAGATGTATGAAAGTTTTTAGTTAGCGAAATGGCTGCTGTGGCAGGGCTACAGCACCATCACAGAGGTAGACATCTTGATGTGAGAACTCCTTTTGAGTTCTTCAGATACTACGGAAAAATTTGATTTATAATTTACAAAACGAGACTAAAATTAAAATGTTAAATCGGGTAATATTTCCGTCCGGAAATTATGCCCCTTAAATGTGTTAAGTATGGCAGAGAAGCAGGATATTAGAGAAGACCAGATGACTATAACTAATACAGTGGATTATGTAAGGGGATTGAAAGGTAAGGACAGCGTGCTTATGGCTATAAGTACGTTATTTTTAGATGTAATGAAAGAACGTGGTTATTTAACTTATAATTCTGAAGACGCAGTAAATAGCGCCATAATTCCCGGTTCATATTCCCACGGAGGCCCTATTATTGGAACAAGTGGCAAGCACGGTATATTATTGGTCTTGAAATCCAATACTTATATTGTTCAACTTGATTTTAATTTTGAAAATAAGTTTTTCTTTCGATATTCATCGAATAATGGTTCTACCTGGAGCGATTGGAAGTCAGTAACTCTTACTTAATCTGGAGGATTCATTGTACCCTTCTATTTCTTGCCGAATCCTTTGCCCCTTAAATATGCAATGTTATGGCAGAGAAGCAGGATATAGCAATGAATGAGTTTCCGATAAACAATGTAGCGGACTATCTGTATACTGAGAAAGGGAACAACCAGCAGAAGGTAACTCCTACAGATTTGGTGAAGAGTTGTGGATTTTTTAGATTAGACAAAACTATTACTCCTGGAGAAACGTATGAGCTGCCCTATAATTCCGGATTAATTATGGTTCAAAATGCCTCTTCTGTACATCAAAAAGCGATTGCAGTTGTATATGGGAGCAATACCGGGAACATAATAGTTCCACAAGGTGCCATTAATTTCTTCTCAGAGGTTGAAAATAAGTTTTGTATAATGAATGCAGGAGAAAACACTAAATATGTTGTCAAAAGCACATACGCATCCAACCAACATATTATCTTGACATTTATATTATAAAGTTCAATCTACTTTACCAAAATTAGATGGCAGATTGAGCTTTATGTTTCTCTGCCGTGTTCTTTGCCCCTTAAATGTGAGAATATTATGGCAGATGATATCAGAGAGAATGCGATGGCTGGTGGAATACCTGCAAGATTACGTGGGCTGGATGCAAATGGTAATAGTATATCACCGACATTGGCAGAAGTAATGAAGGCAATAGGAATATACACCTATAGCTTTACATTGGCAGCAGGTGAGGAAAAAGACCTTGGAAATCTTGGAACTGGTGTGTATTTCCTAACATCTCCAACAGCATCACGAACTGCTATTTATAGCGTTGGAGCGTATCAGAAATGTTTTGTATCAGATGGAGGGAACAATTTATTCTGTGATTATACTGATGGGACTAAGAGTGTTGTTTTTGGGCGAAAGGAAGTAAATGGAAGCTTTTACATAAAGAATAATAGAGATATTGAAGCAACATTTAGATTGAAGGTGATTAAAGTATAATTTATTACTCATAGGTAATACTAATTATTATTACCCGTTCCGGCCATCTCGGTCAGAACGGGCAGAATACTTCTTGTCAATGCAGTCCATTCATGGGGTAGACTGCATAAAACCTAAACACTTAACTGGAATAATTGGCGGCATTACCCACCAAAAGCATCCGATCTTCACAGACCGAGAATACTTTCATTATTCCAAAGAATAAAATAGTATTAGTTAAGTAGTATATCGGCTAACTATACAAAGTTACAGTATTTAGTCGGAAACAGCAACCATCTAAGTAAAAACATCCCGATACTTCACAGACCGGGATGCAATGCCAAACAAAGAGAGTTTCCGAATGAAAATCAATATGAACAAAATGTCTTTAAACCTTAATGCAACTAATACCTATTGCCTAACCATAACAACTACAAGTTACTGATAACTTTTAAGACATAAACCATAGTACAAAATTGATACCAGAATGATTGCGCAACAATATTGCATTCATTTTCATTAATATAAGGCAAAATCCTCTTTTAACAATACTGTGGAATATTGTGGAGTGCTCCACGGTATTGTGGAATAATTCCACAGTTTTAAGTAAGAGTTACTGACTTCCATTCGCTCCAATTCCCATTCCAGCATCGTCTTACATACATTCCTATCATATTTTCTGGGACAGCTATTTGATACAAAAACACTCCTCCTGTTATATATTTTGCTCTATGATTTGAGTATATGCCAAAAATAATATCTGATGAAATGGGTGGATGATTAATAGTATCAGCGTTAAACATGCCAGAAATTCCATAATCTGTTTCGTTATTCAAATCTGCAGCATATCCTTTACCGAAAGTTTCTGCCACCTCTTGAATTGTCGGTGATATACTGTTGCCGTTTGCCGCCAGTCCACGCAGCCGTGCCGGAGTTCCACCACTCATCGCATTTTCCTTAATATCATCTGCCAT